GAACAAGAAGTAGGTGAACCATGGGTTGGGCAGACGTACTCAAAGCGGTAATCCCGATCATCGTGGCGGCGCTGGCTTGGGTGTTGGGGCAAGTGTCGTCTGCCAATGAGCGGCTGGTTAAGGTTGAAGCGGCTATGCCCGCCCTAATCACCAAGGAAGGCACCCCCACAGACTCCCCGCTATCGGCTGAACGTCGGGCTGCTATGAAAGAAGAATTGAAGCGCGAAATCAGCGATTTGCACGTTCGCGTTATGCTGCTCGAACAACTGAAGAAGTAAACTCATGGCCCTTATCAAACTCCAGTTCAAACCCGGTATTAACCGGGACCAGACTGACTACTCCGGTGAGGGTGGTTGGTATGAGAGCGAGAAGATACGCTTCCGCTCGGGCTATCCGCAGAAGCTTGGTGGCTGGGTCAAGGCTACTACCAACTCTTTCGTCGGCGTAAGCCGCCAGATGTGGAACTGGATCACTACTTACTCGGATGATCTACTTTCTCTAGGGACTGAGAAGAAGGTCTATATTGAAGCTGGCGGTGCTTTCTTTGACATCACCCCACTGCGTACGACTACTCCTACGCTGTCTAATCCTGACACAAATAATAGCGTGGCTACAGTGTCTGGGTCTTTCAAAGTAATTATCAATCTAGGTGTCGCGCACGGTGCGGATACAGGGTCTTACGTAACCATTGCTGGAGTTACCGGCACCGTTGGCGGTGTGCCCGACTCTGAGATTAACGCTAACCACGAGATCGTAGTTACCTCCTCAACCGCGTTTTATTTCCCAGTTACTACGGCTGCTTCTTCCACTGTAGCTGCGGGTGGCGGAACGGGTATCACTGTCAGTTTTGAAATCGCCCCCGGTAACGCGGTAGTCACAGCCGGTTATGGTTGGGGCGCGGGTGCTTGGAGTCGTGACGCTTGGGGTCTGGGTTCTACCACTGGCGCGGTGTTTCTGCCGCAACAGGATTGGTGGTTTAACAATATCGACAACGACCTTGTCATGAACATCCGCGACGGTGCGCCCTACTACTGGGCTCGCGGTACCAATACGGACCCGTCCACGGCGCTGGCTACCCGGGCTATTACCTTGCAGGCTGTTGCTACGGCTGATGGTTTTGACCCCAACGCTGTCCCAGTCAAAGTTATGCAGACCCTCGTGTCTCAGCAGGACAAGCACGTTCTTGCTTTTGGTGCGGTGCCTTACGGCAGCACTGACCCCGACGACTTTGACCCACTTCTTATCCGGTGGGCTAGCCAAGACGAACCCGGTCAGTGGACTCCTGCGGTTACAAACTCGGCTGGCTTCCTGCGTATATCTCGTGGTTCCCGTATTACCGTTGCTCTGCCAACACGGCAGGAAATCTTGGTTTGGACAGACACCCACCTCTATACCTTGCAGTTTACCGGTACCACGGACGTGTTCAGTTTGCAGGAATACGCAGACAACATCTCTATTATCTCACCCCGCGCTACCATAAGCGCCGCGAGTGTCACGTACTGGATGGGCCAAGATAAGTTCTATGCGTATTCGGGTCGTATCGAGACGCTGCCCTGCACCCTGCGTAACCACGTATTCGAGGACCTGAACTACAACCAAACCGCGCAGATTGTCTGCGGCACGAATGAGCAGTGGAACGAAGTCTGGTGGATGTACCCCAGCGCGAGTTCCAACTGGAACGATAAGTACATAATCTATAACTACTTAGACAAGATTTGGTACTACGGAACAATCCAGCGTACCGCTTGGTTGGACACACCGCTTCGGCTCTTTCCGCAGGCACTGAACACAGCTGAAGACCCCGTCACGGCGGCGATCACTGGGTCCATTACTACCACCACGCTAACTGTCACAGCTGTGACTGGGACAATACAGGTCGGCATGATCCTTACCGGGGACGGCGTGAGTGCTGATACCTACGTCGTTGGGCAGAAGACTGGCACCACGGGCAGCACTGGTACCTACGAGATCAGCCCGTCTCAGACGGTTATCACTACTGCAATCACAGGGTCTATCGGTGCTTCCGGTTACCTGTATAACCACGAGAACGGCGTTAACGACGACGATGTAGCGATGGAAAGTTACATCCAGTCCAACGACTTTGACATCGAAGACGGGGAGCAGTTCATGCTCACCAGACGTATTATACCTGACATCGACTTCGCGGGTTCCACGGCGGCTGCGCCAGCGGCTATACTTACTATACGCCCCCGTAGTTTCCCGGGTTCGGCGTTCTCTGGCAATGCGTCGGACTCCCAGTCAGTGATTGAGACTTCGGTTGATGTGTATACGGGACAGGTCTTTATCCGTGCCCGGGGTCGTCAGATGGCTCTGAAGGTCAGTTCGACTGCTCTGGGGGTCCAGTGGCAACTTGGTGTTCCGCGCCTTGAAGTCCGCCCCGATGGTAAGCGTTAATGGCTCTGGTTGGCTTCAAGCACTCCCCCCTGCCGAACCCGACGCAGGACTATGATGCCCAGAATATGCGGCAACTTATCCGGGTGATTGAGCTGTACTTTAGCCAGCTGGACTCCCAGACGCCCAACCAAGCCCAGTCCTACACGGCGTCTGCGTTTATCGGGGGGACTATTACCCTTGGGAATTACACCAACGCAGAGAAGCTACTCCTTACCCCGGCTACCGGGATGATGGTGTTTGATACGACCCTGAACCAGATTAGCGTGTACTACAGTGGTGGTTGGCGGGTCATAAGCACGGTCCCCAGTACAACGGTAGTTCCTACGGCAGTCTCGGCCACCGGGTCTATAGGTACAGTTACAGTTTCCACCCCGTAGGGGGTTCGTTTCTAGGCTTTAGTTTTAGCGTAGTTGGTAATATAACCCTAAGTACTCCTTGAGTTTAAGGACTTCCCGATGAACCCCTTCTCACAGCAGATGCAAGCCCAAGGCCGGGGTAATGACTCGGTTCTGGTGCATATGACGCCCCGGGAAGTCGGAGGTTTGCAGGCTCTTGCCCAGTCTTATGGTGGTACGCTGACCCGTAACCCTACCACGGGCCTACCAGAAGCTGGGTTCTTGGACTCTATCCTGCCTATGCTTGCCGGTGCGGTGGGCGGTGCTCTAAATATAGACCCGTATCTGGTAGCGGCTGGGGCTGGGTTGGCCCAAGGTGCAATTACTGGCAACCTTGAGAAGGGTCTGACGGCTGGCCTTAGTGCTTATGGTGGTGCGTCATTGGGTCGCACTCTGAACCCGGAAGGTACTATTGGCGGGTTTGGTTTCAACACCCCCGCAGCCCCCGCAGCCCCCGCTACACTAGCCACCACCCCACTGCCCCCCAGTGATATAGCGGGTGCTACTCCCTCACCAGACCCTATCTACCAGAGTGCTAATTCTGCGTCCGGTGTTGCACCCACTATCCCACTAACGCCCCCCACTCCCCCGGCACCGCAGGGTATGTTTGATAAGTTTGGTACGGCTGCTAGCGCGGGTATTACTAACCCCACCCTGCAAAACTTAGCCCCCTACGCGGCTGGACTTGGTCTGGCGATGCCGTTCCTTGGCTCTAGCAGTTCTGGTCTTGGGGCGATTAAGCCCACGGAACCTAAGAAACTTCCCCCGCCTAGGATGTACAACCGTAGGCCCACTTACCCCGTTAACCGGGACCCTAGGGACTCTTCGGAGTTTATGTTCTTCCCCCCGGAGGTTCCATACTACCCGGCATACGCCGATGGCGGCGACGTACAGGCAAAGCCCCGTAATGCTCCCACTGTTGCCCTACCTCCCGGGTACACCGCACAAGCCCCTGCCCGGTCTTACGTCGAACAGCTCTATAATTTCCCCCGGGCTACCAATGTACCGAAGTTGGTCAAGCCCACTGCAAAAAACGCTGCGCTTCAGACACAGTACCCTACGGCTACTAAGGCTCAGCTAAGTGAGTACGAACGCGCAATAGAAGGCGGCGGCGACCCTAGGGCAACCCGGTCCTTAATGCAGGCATACGGCCCCACGTCCGGTATTACAACACTCCAGCCGGGGTCCCCAGACTATAAGGGCGACAGATACCGCGACTCCCGCCCCGTAGATGCTTTTGGTAACCCGATTGGTTGGACCCCGACTGCGGAAGAGCAAGCTAGCGCCGATAACGCGATGGGCCGCGCTAGGATGTCTATGGAAGGCATTACTGAGCCAGACTCCGACTTCCTCGCGGGTTTCCGGGGCATGGTTAGCCCGATGTTTGGAGATTACGGCGACCCCTCTTGGGGCACGAACGTGCAAACGCTCCCCGGCGCACCCCCTATGCTTAAAGACCCTATGTTTAACCGTGCCACTGGGTACACGGGTTCGGGTTCTGACGGGCAGAATTACGCTAATACTTACGGTACATACCAAGCAAATAAGAATGTAGAGTCCCAGCGTCAGGCTGCTATGGCCCAAAACGCTGCGGATAACACAGCAGAGAACTACGCCCTCTATGGTGGTCCAGACGCTCCTGAAGATACAGGCAGGTATATCTCCCCGGTGCCGTCTTCTCCCCCCGCGTCCTCCGGTAGCTCCACGTTCTTGGGCGCTTTGAACAGCATTATACCTAGTCTGTCTGGGTCCAGTGCTGCTCCTCGCGCTGCTCCCCGTGCTGCGCCTTCGGGGCCGGGTTTGTCAGACCTTTACAGCGGTAATCGCACTCTTGGTAGTTTTACTGGCTTTTCCTCTCAGCCCGACCCTAACGCACCAGAAGTTGGTCTTGGTCTTGGGCAGGTGCTAAATGCCGCCACTGGGTATGCAGGGTTACCCGGTACCTTCATAGACTTTCTTAGGAATACATACGGTGGTGGTTTGGCTTCTGCCCCCGGCACTAATACTTTAGGGATTGTGGGTAATACTGCTACTAGCCCCGGCATAGGGGCCCAGCTAGGTGCTAAGTTTAACCGTTTGCTCGGTGGCACCAACAAGAACGCAGCTGGCGGCGTAAACCTTGAAGACGGGTCCTTTGTGGTCGATGCCCGCACGGTGGCTGAGCTGGGTAACGGGTCGTCTGGCGCTGGTCAGGAAGTCCTAGCCCGCCTTGGTGGTCGTCCTATCCACGGTCCCGGCGATGGCGTAAGTGACTCTATCCGTGCTAATATCGGTGGTACGCAGGAAGCCCGGGTCGCCCGTGACGAGGTTAAGTTCAGCCCCGAAGCGGTTAAACGTTTGGGTCGCGGTAACCCCAAGAAGGGTGCCGACAGGCTCTACGACATGATGAAAAAAGCTGAGAAGGCCAGAAAGTCGGCTTCTCGTGGTAAAGACACGGGGCTGCGTGCCCTTGCAGGAGCAAGATAATGGCTAATATGCCCGTCCAAAACCAAACGATTACAAGCACTAACCTACCCACGTATGCAGAGCCATATGTTACGGAGATGCTGGATCGCGCACGCGATGTTTCTTACCAGCCTTATATTCCTTACGATGGGGAGCGCATCGCTGGTTTCACCCCCGGTCAGACCTATGCCCAGCAGCAGGCTTATGACTTGCAGAGGCCGGATCAGTTTGGTCAGGCTACCGATCTAGCGGGCGCTGCGGGTCTTGGTTCTTTGGCTGCGGGCCAGTACACCCCGGCTTCCTTTACTGCCCAGAACGTCACTGCTCCCCAGCTTCAGCAGTACCAGATGGCTACGCCGGATCAGTTCGGTCAGGCCCAAGCCCAGCAGTATATGTCGCCGTACTTCCAGAATGTGCTGGATGTGCAGAAGCGCGAAGCCGTTACGGATGCCCAGAAGAGCCAGTTGATGACCAACCTTGGCGCGGCGCGTCAGGGTACTTACGGTGGTGCAAGGCAGTTGCTAGCTGGCACGGAGCGCGAGCGCAATCTTGGTATGCAGATGGGGGATATCCAAGCTAAGGGTCTCCAGTCCGCGTATGAGAACGCGCAGCAGCAGTTTGAACGGGATCGTGCAGCCCAGATGGGTGTTGGCCGCACTAACCTTGAAGCCATGCTCAACACACAGCAGCTTGGTTCGGGTCAGCAGATGGAGGCCCAGAGGGCTAACCAGCAGTACGATATGGATGCCCAGAAGGCTTCTGAAGCTTCACGTCAATTTGGTACTTCTAGTGGTCTTCAGGGTCTTGCTCAGGCTCTCCAAAGCGCCCAGACCCTTGGTACTCTCGGCCAGACGCAGCAGCAGACGGACCTTGCTCGTATTCAGGCTCAGGCAGCGGCGGGTTCGGAACAGCAGGCTTTGGATCAGCGGTACTTGGATACGCGGTACGCTGACTTCCTGCGCCAGCGCGACTACCCGATGGAACAGCTTAGCTACTATAACAGCCTGATCCGTGGTCTACCGATGACCATGGGCTCCACGGCGACTACGTACGCACCCCCGCCGTCTATGTTTAGCCAAGCTACCGGTCTGGGTCTTGGTGCGCTTGGCCTGTCTAAACTGTATAATTCCTAAGGAACGACGATGGCTCAAGCTAATTCCAATACCCTTAGTATGCAGTCCCCTGAACGTGTTGCCGAAACGTACGGTGGCAACAAGCAGAAAATTGCTCGGGCCATTCAGATGGGCGTCATTGATCCTACGACGGGTCTTATGGCTGGTATGTTTATTGACCGGATGCGTTCCGCACAGGCACAGGAGCAGGCACCCAACCAGACTGTAGCCCAGCGGGTCCTTGGACCGCAGGCTCCTCCCGCTCCCCCGGGTGGTCCTCAGGGTGGTCCTCAGGGTGGTCCTCCTCCCGGTGCGCCGCCGATGCAGATGGCTAGTGCTCCTCCTCCTCCCCAGATGGTCCCCCCTGCCCCGCAGGGTCCCGTTCGCATGGCTGGCGGTGGTCTAACGACGCTCCCTATTCCTGACGATATGTATGACGAGCAGTCCTTCGCTGGCGGCGGTATCGTGGCTTTTGCTGACGCGGGCGATGTGCGGACTAAACGCCGTAAGGCTCTGATGAATATTATACGGACGGCGGAAACTTCCGACCAGCGCATGGCTGCGCGTATGGAACTGAATGCTATGGATGGTATGGGTCCCGGAAGGACCCCCGGCCCCGGGCTTGCTGACGCTTTGGCTGACCTAGACGCTGCCACTGGAGCCCCAGTGGGTGGCACTCGTCTCGACCCTGCGGAGTTTAATAGGAACCCGTCGCCTTCCAACTTGTTCCGTAACGCAGAAGCTGCTCAGCGTGGTCCGCAGATGCCCAACTTCTCTGGGTTTGGTGACGCTATTATGGCTGCTAACCTTAGAGAAACGGACGCTGCTCGTGGGACTGATGCTTCTGGTGGTATGAGCCTGAGGAGTCCTGAGTTGGCTGCTATTGACGCTAGGTCCAGAGCTAGGAACGAAGCCGCAGGGCAGGTTCCTTTCCGTGGTCCCGGCATTATGGACTTACTGAACCAGCTAGATGAAGCCACTGGAGCCCCAGTGGGCGGCACCCGTATGGACCCTTCAGGTTATAAAGAACCGCCAGCTAATCTGTTCCGTAACGCAGAAGCTGCTCAGCGTGGCCCTTTCCGTGGGTTTGGTGACACTGCTGATCGTATGGCTGCTATCCTTGGTGACGCTGAGATTAACACATACGGTAATAGAGAAGCTGCTCAGCGTGGTCCCCGCGCTATGGGTTCCATAGACAACTTGGGTGAACTTACTAGAACTATTGCATCGCAGTTTTCGCCTCCGCCCAGTGACCCCACAGGACTTAACGCACTTATAGCGTCAAATAACCCCAATGTGCGCCCTGCGTCTTCCGCTGTGCCTACCTCCAAAAAAGTTCCTTCCGCCCCCGTCCGTACCCCCGCTCCCCGTGGTGAACGCGGTGTTGTTGGTGCACCCCGTGCAACCCGTGCGCCTGCTACCACTGAAAAAGAAACCACTCCCGCTGCCGGTACTGATACTCCTAACGCTATGACGTTGCGAGAAATTCAAGCTAGGATTGATGAAGCCGGAAAACTTCCTGAGTTTCAGAGAACTTCTGCTGAAGAACTAGCTGCAAGAAAGAACGAGGATTTGTACTCTATTCTGGCCCAGATCGGGTTCGGTATGGCTGCGGGCGAGAGCCCCAACGCTCTTACTAACATAGGTAAAGCTGCCGCTGCGGCGATGCCCGCTATGCAGGCTGCGGCTAAGGAACGTCGTGCTGACACTAAAGAGGAACGTAACCGCGAATTTGACTACTTAGCTAAGGCGGCAGGTATCAGGGGCGATAACTTTAAGTCTGCGTATACTATCTTTAGCAGTATGGAAGACCGGGAACAGCGGGCTTACCTTGAAAAACTGCGTATCAAAGCGCAGGAAAAAGAGAACAGACTTAACCGTGAAGTTCAACGGGAAGGGCAGGCTATTACGGCTGCGGGTCAGAGAATTACTGCGGACCACTACAATAATATGTCAAATAAGGAACGGCAAATTTTTGACTTCAAGGCTAAAGTAATTGCGGACGCAGAGGGTATATCTATGGTGAAAGCCCGCAATAAACTTCTGCAAATGGAGCTCGCGCGTCGTACGGGTAGCACCAATAATGCCGAAGATACCGCAGAGCGGGTGAAGAAGTTAGGGGGCAACGGCGATAGTTTTCCGGGCTTTAAACATCTCGGTACGGAGCCGGAAGGGGACTAGAGAGTATGCCTATCCACCGGATTCAGGGGCCTGATGGGAATATTCATCGTATCGAAGCCCCAGATGATGCCAGACCCGAAGATGTGATTGCGTTCCTTTCGTCTCAGTTAGGGGCAGAAGACAAACCCGGTAGTGCGTTTGGGCGTGGCCTAAGTCGTAGCGTTGACATTACCCAGCAAGGTCTTGGTTCTGCGCTAGAGGGTATTGGCCGCTCTACGGGCTTTGGTGGTCTGGAACAGTACGGCGCGGACGTAGCCGCCAGAAACACCAAGGAACTGGAAGAAGCCGAACAATATGCCACCCGCCGCCAAGATGTCGAAGGCGTAGGTACCGGGCTTAGCTATGCCGGTGAAACCTTGGCTGAATCCGCCGTGCCTATGGGTATCGGTATTGGTGCTGGTATAGGTGCCGGTGCATTAGCAGGATCAGTTGTTCCCGGAATTGGTACTGTAGCGGGGGCGGCTATAGGCGCGGCGGGCGCGGCCTTATCCCAGATACCATTGTTCTATGGTTGGAACCGCGAACGCCAGAAGGAAGCTGTACAGCAAGGTATCATCCCGGAAGTATCTGAGTCTGCTGCTTTCTTAACGGCTATTCCGCAAGCGGCGCTCGAAGGTATTGCCGATAGACTGCTGATAGGTACCGGTAGGCTTCTGGTTAAGCCCGGGAGCGGATTGTTCACTGGGTTGGCTAAAGGCGCTGGTGCTGGTGTTGTAACTGAGGTACCCACGGAGATCGGCCAGCAGGTTTTGGAGCGGGCTCAGGCGGGGTTGCCGCTTGATGACGACGAAGCCATGCAGGAGTATACGGATGCTGCTGTGGGCGCGGGCCTTATCGGCGGTGGTATCGGTGGTGTTAGCGGCGGTATAAGCGGACGCCGTGGGGCGGCGAAACAAAAGACTGGAGAGGAAGAGGGCGAGACCCAACAGACCACTAGTACGGAGTCAACTACTCTTCCGGGGTTTGGGCGTGAAGAAGTTGAACAGCGCCTGCGCACGGCAGCGGGTGAAGATACCCCGAAGGGTCAGGGGCAGGCTCTAGCCGTCTCTAGAAAACTTAACAACGATATCGCGCTTGGTACCCCAGAAAAACTGGCGGAGAGCGCTGCCTACATTAAAAGTCTTCAGGACCAGATCGAAGCTGGACAAATACCGGAAGTGGAGATTGAGCCGCTTCGGCGTACGTTGGCCGAAGCAAGTACGATCCTTAACGAATTTCAAGGAGTTGCTACCACCGCTACCCCTAAAACCACGACGGAGACACCAAGTGGACCTGAACAAGATATCCTTGGGGAAACTAGGAAACCTAGAGTTAGAGGACGTAAGCGTGGCGTTCCTCCTGCTGGCGGGGAAAGTGTCGATGCAGGAGTTACCGACCCAGCTACAGGAACTGCGGGAGCAGGACTGGGAGTTCTTGGTGAATCTGCTGAGCAGGTTGGAAGTGGAAAAGATGGTAAGCCGGGTACACTAAAGGGCGGCACTACTTCTACTGGGCTTTCGTTTGCACCAGAACCGGTGCCGTACGGAACAAGTACGTGGGACCCCGCGACTAACCAAGCTGTGCGGTCTACAGGCGAAAACAGCGTTGTAGATTATTCGGGTCGTAAAATGACGATCCTTAATATCGGCGGTGTCAGAGTGCCGTTTTACTTAAGCACGGGGCTTGGCGGCAAGAAGGGCGTAGCGGCAGGTAAATGGTATCCTTTCTTCGGTGTCGGTGCGGATGGTTGGATAAACAAAACCAACGACGCAGAGATAAACAACTACTATGGTAGCCAAGAGCTGCGTGAAGCTGCTGAGCACCTTGACAGCACCGTTGGGGATATCCGCCAAGACAACACTACCCCCCGTGTAGGTGCTACAGGTCCCCACTGGGATGCCCTTAATGCTGGGTTGACGCCTACAGAAAACGGTGTACCCAACGCCCCAACTGCATTGCGCAGCAACATTGACAATGTTCTTGCTCGTCTAAACGCGGCCCGGACTACGGCTAAGACTGTAGCGGAACAACCTAGCGCTGCCGGGGAAGCCTTGGCGCGTGAGTTTCCGAAAGTACCCCCCGCTGCGCCCGCCGCCATTCCCGAAAACTACCCACTGACAGAGCTTCTCAAGGGCATGGACCCCGCGCTGTTTGATGCGTTCCACGCTGGTGCGTTGGCTGGGGTAGACTCCACAGACATAAAACCCACGGTGCCTGCTGAACTTTCTGCGGCGGAGAAGAAAGCCTACACCAAGGGGTTTACTGGTGGGTTAACCATAGCAACCAGTAAGGTAGACGCCCTTAAGGGGTTTACCGACACCGCCGAGCCTGTAACCGACCCCGTTGCGCCCGCAGTATCTGTTATGGACTTCTCTCCGCGCTACCGCCCTGCCTTCCAGCGTGGAATGTTGGAAGCCTCTGCGGGTAAAGAACTTTCTGACCAAGCCGAAATAAACAAGAAGCAGCCGGGGTGGCAGGCCGCGTACAAAGCTGGTTATCAGTTTGGAAAAGATCAGCGTAAGGCTGAAGACACTAATACCGCGCCCACAGCGGCTGCTCCTGAAGTAGTAACCAAAGCCGCTGCTCCTGAAGTAGTAGCCGAAGCCACCTCACCGGTAGAAGAAGCCATCCAGCCGCCAGCAGCACCGCCCCCGCCCCCACCACCCGGCTCCACCGCAGCAGCAGCCGCGCCCCCGCCCCCGCCCCCGCCCCCACCACCCGGCTCCACCGCAGCAGCACCAGCCGCGCCAGCCATAGAAATGGCTATACCCAAGCTGAACACGATCAAGGGGCTAGTTAATCTATTCACGCGGAACTTTAATAACCGGTTCGCTACTGCTACGGAGATCAGTAACTTCCTTAAGAAGTTTATGGGCGTTGATGTTCTCCCGGAAAATATGAACCTTGATCGGGCGTTTGAACTTTTTCAAACTAAAAAGAACGCGGCTCAACGTATGTTGGAGCGTAAGTTCTTTGACCCTATTGCTGCCGCGCTAAAGCGTGATCGTGTAGACCTTGGAGATTTTGGTCTGTATCTTTTGGCCCGCGCTGCGCCAGACCGCAACCGTATGGTGCGCGAAGTAAACGCTGCCTTCCCTGAAGGGGGATCGGGTATGGACGACGCTGAAGCCGCTTCCTATATGGCGGACTTCAAAGCCCGGGGTCTCCTGCCAAAACTGGAACGTGCAGCCAAGATGCACGATGCCTTGGTGGATTTCATGGGCGAAATGCGCGTGCGTTCCGGCATTCTATCCCGTAAAGCGCAGGATGCGCTACGTAAAGAACAGCCGTTCTACACACCCTTTAAAGGGTTCGCCGTTGCGGGAGATATGCTTACTTCGGACCTACAAGAAGACCCCCACGCAGAAGAAAGCCGTCAGAAACTTCTGCGCGATAAACGCGGTCTTGGGATGCGAGAGTTTATTAAAGCGAAGGGACGTGACTCTTTGCCGTTCCATCCGCTCTACAACTTATTTTACGACGCCGAAACGCTAGTGCGGCGCACGGCTATGAACGATGTTTACACTACTTTTCTTCGTATGGTGGAAGCAAACCCCGAAGGGATGAAAGGTTTTATACAAGGTATCTACACGGATACGCAGCCTAAAAAGACCACGATAGTAGACAAAGATAACCCTGCGGGCCGTACAATCAACGTTAATATGGCGGAAGAAGTAATGCGGGATCGCAACCGCTACCATGTGGTTAAGGACAAAGGTGTTACCAAGTATATAGAGTTTAGCGATAGCGAAGCAGGGTTGGCGGCGCAGCGTCTGTTTACTAACTTGCAGCCAGAGCAGGTGGGGCAGGTGTTGGGGGCTATTACCGGCATTAACAATGTGCTCAAGGCTATGCTCACCTACCGTAACCCGATCTATCTCTCTATTGTGGCTCCGCTGCGCGATACGCTTGATGCTGTGGCAACGGCTATGCTGAACAGGAACATTAAAGGTTCTCCAGCGTACAAGAAAAAACTGGTCCGCAAAGTAGTGGCGTATTCTACGCAGGTCGCTACGTGGCGTACTGTTACTCGCTATCTGTTAAATCGTGAACCCGTGCCCGGGCAAGAAAACCTTACTGTCATGCTGGAACAAATGCTGACAGACGGCGGCGCACCTATGGGTATTGCGTTCCGTACCGCACAAGATCGCGCTTCCGCTGCTATAAAGGACCTTGATTGGTTCCGTAGACGGCAAGAAGGTAACTCGTTAGCGGTTGCCCGCGAAGGCGCGAAGAAGTTAGGGCGCTTCTTTGACCATTGGGCTGAGATCAACGATCTGGTGCCGCGCTTCGCAACTTATCGCGCTGCTATAGAGGAAGGGCTTACCGGGCCCCAAGCGGCGTCACTCGCCTTGGACTCGTCGTTAAATCTTACACGGCGCGGTGAGATGTCTATGCTGATGGATAACATATTCCCGTTCTTTAGCGCCAGCGTTGAAGGTAGCCGCAAGGTGAAGCGTATTGTTACGAACCCTAAAACCATGGTGCAGGTTGTGGGGGGTATGATCGCAATCGGTATGATGGAATCCCTTGCAAACGCCACCATGGGGGGCGACGAAGACGACGACGGTACCCCTGACTATCTTGATATTAACCCGGGTAAGAAAATGACTCACCTTACCCTTTATTACGGTGGCGGCGGCGACGATTACGTGAGCATCCCGATAGGGCAGATGCTGGGGTACTTTAAGTATGTCGGCAGCAAAATCACCGATACATGGCTGGGAACGCAGTCAGGGGAAGAGGCTGGCGCTGCTATTCTATCGGCGGGCGCTGACGTAGTTGGGGGGCTTGTTGGGTTGCTTTCTCCTGCGCGTGTTATGGGGGGAGACCTTGAACGGACCCTTGTTTCGTTAACCCCGCTCTGGGGTAGGCCGATTACTGACCTTGCAATAAACCAGAACTATTTTGGTGTACCCATATATCAACCAGAGCGTGATGATACTGGCCCCGCAGCCGAACTAGGCCGCGCCACAACCGGCGAAATGTGGAAGTCTATTGCGCGTGGTATCAACCAGATGACAGGTGGATCACCTGCTACAGGCGGCTACGTTAACTTCCAACCTGAAGTGTATAAATACATCTTGCAGACCTACCTTGGCGGCTGGTCGCGGTTGGGCAAACAGGTTCTAGATTTTTCAGAAGAACCGTCAGCGGGCAAAGTGCCTATCGTGCGTGGCTTCCTTGGGGACGGTTTTGATTACATACCGCAGAACAAGTACCAGAAGAACACCGCTGCACTGGAAAAGATTGTCTCCCGTATAGACAAACTTAGTGATGCCCAGCTTCAGTTGGAAGTAAGACGCAACCCTGTTGCGCTCGACCCCCGTGTGATCTCCGCTTACGAAGATACGAACAGGACGATTCAACAGCTCTATAAGCAACGTCGGGAAGACTTGCGCACTGAAAACTTAAGCGCCGACGACAAGAAAGCCCTGCTTGAATACTACCGCGCTGAAATGAACAAACTGCAAAGCGCCTTCAATTACGTTTACGACGCCGTGGAAGAAGGGCGATAAAAAGACCCCCGCCAGTTTCCCGACGAGGGCCAGTTTGACCAACAACAACCAACGAGAGGAGCAACTCTCGCGGTAAAACTACCTTACATGCGCCAGACGCGCAAGCCCCTTATACCTTCTACGATAACCACTTTGGTAAGAACCTTTATTCGTAGGCGGTTCGTAGTGCAAAGTAGTTCCCGTTTGGCTCGCACTGGGTCCAAGCACGGTAGGAAAAAAGACCAACCCCGCTTAAATGTCTTCCAGTTAATGTCGTAGTTAACCTTCTCCAGCTGCATTTTCAGCTTCCGTAAAAGGGGGCCTAGACAAGAACTCTGGGTGCAGCATATCCAACGTCATGCAATACACAGAAGGTGTAACAATCTGCATGCCCTTGGACAGCCGCTTGTTTTCCATTTTGAGCATAATGCCCTTGGCCTTAAGTTCCTTGATCGTTTCTTTGTAGTTGATCTGGTACTTCACGCAGTCTTCTTTGAACGGCTTGATAGAGATAAACATCTTATTGGTATCAGGTTCCTGCCGGATCATAAGCTCGCCCTTGGGCTCCAACGTGGGCAGCGGTTCAAACCCAGTCCTTCCATCTAGCTCGCTTTTCACAACGACATAGTTCTGCATATGTCGGTTCAAGAACTCTGCAATAACCGCAGACACGTTGCTTATAGGCGGCGCTACGTCATCTCGCATATCTGTAAGCATGTTGGTGGCCCACAGGTAGATAGCCTTCATATCCCAGTCGATCAGACCAAGGCGCTTGGCGATCCTGCCCCCTGTAATGTTAGCGGCCAAGGCAGCAGACCAGATACGTTCGCGCTGTGTCAGCTTAAGTTCCCGGTCAATCTTGGCTTGGGTAGCCAGCAGGATGCCCTTGGCTTCCTCTAGGTTCTTCACCAACCAGTCTACGTAGATAAGACCAGCGTGGCCGTAGTTCTCCATAAGCTGGTGGTCGAACATCTGCTTGGCTATCGCCGGGTCAACCGCATCGCTGTAATCAACCTTGTACTCTATAAGGCGCATCATCTCGCCGTCTGGGTTGCGCTTACCTAACGACATCTTTTCGTAGAACGACGCATTAGAACTGCACGGCGATATGCAAGCCCACGAAGTCAGGTTGAGGCGCATTTCGTTCGTAGACTGCTTGAGCCGGTCCTTACCGCGCCCTTGGGACATGCAGTAGGCCAGTTCAGAGAAGTCTGCGGCGCTCATGTTGGTTAGTTCGTCCACGGCAAATGGTAGGTTATTCATAAGACCCAGACGCAGGATCTTGGCGTTCAAAGTATCCGCCTTGACCGCGCACAGTAGTCTGGGGTGGCCGTAGACGCTGTTACTCATGTGTAGGGCAGTAGTCTTGCCCGTACCCGAACGGGAGTTAATCAAGTTGATGATAACACCGCTCTGCCCCAAGAACTTAAGCAGCGGAGAACCGAAGGCAGACAGGGCGGCGAAGGCGTTGGGTTCCAGACCCGGCCTACCGTACAGGTTGAAGACTTCCTTCCACTTATCTAAGCTGCCCGTAGGTACCATCCATTCGGCTAGCTTCTTGGTAACAGACGACGGTGGGCTATGGTACGTCCCGTCCGCGCTGATTTCTCTGTCTCCGATGATGAACTTGCTGTCGTTGTCAGCCCAACCAAATTGAAGTCTCATTTGTTCTGCCTTTCCTCTGTTTTGCATACTGTTAATTGACGCTATTACGTAGTCTATAACCATGGTGAACTGCTTAGACGGGCACACCACACCCCGTGCGGCCAGTACGCCGCCTAGTTCGTCTCTCTTCATTACGATCTTATTTGAGACTGTAAATTCTCTTATCCCGTCGCAGGGCGTGTGCAGTCGCATGACCACTACGTCGCCTTCTTGTGGGTCCACCATACGCTTCACGACATACAGGTCGTTGTGGTAGACAAGGATAGGCTCGGCTTCCTCGTCTTTCTTAACAAGATAAATGCCGCCCTTTACCCCACGTGCATACGGCTTGGGATACTTGGGTATACTGTAGGTCTTACCTTGCGTACCGTCCTCGGTCTCCTCGACAACGGTGTTATCGGCGTCTGTGGCCTCTGCCAGTTCCTTACCCAGCATGATCGGGCCGGTAATCTTGCCCTTGAACTGACAGCCCTTGCAGCCACCCGCGTTATTCTTCTCAAACTCCTTGCACCCTTGCGGGCCACCGATGTGCTGTATCTTCCGCTCAGTCTTATCTGGGGCGTAGTCGGGGTAACCCTCAGACAACGTATGTATAGCGGTGTCTTTGTCAGTGCAGAACTTGGCTACGGACAGGGCGTTGAACCAGCGCGATTCTGGCAGCGTGGCGCGGTTCTCGTAGCAGTCCCATAGCTGCTGGCAACCTTCGCCCTTGGCGCTACGGCGCATAATCTTGGTAAAACTTTTGTTAATGTTCTCCTGCGAAGCCTTAGCGAACTCACTAATCTCGCGTTCTGGTGGGGTGACCAGTGACCGTTCTTTGTCCTTTATACCTAGGAGAGCCTTGAACTTCCCGAACTCTACGGGGGCACCTTCGCTCAACACCGTTACTTCTGCCGGTGGGTTGTCCTTGAAGTTCAACGTGCCGGGTATACGCAGCACGCGAGCCACTTCGAAGACTGCTGGGTCAACGTAGAGTTCATGGGTATTGCAAAGCTCACGTAGCCGGTCAGCCACAGGCTCCCATTGTTCCCGGGTGATCTCCTCAGTAAGCGGCCAGTATACGTGTACCCCTCGGCCCGAATTGACGAGAATAGGCTTGGGCAAACCGACCAGCTTACAGAACCGCTTTAGTTCCTCTAGTGCTGTAGGTTGGTCGATGTACCCATCTGGTTTGCCAGTCTTCTCGTCAACTCGGGCCTTGGTCTCCCCACAATCTATGTCCAGCCAGAAGGCTTTAAGCGCCTTGACGTTGTCCTTCTTGCGGCTACCAGCTTCAGTATACTTGGCAACACCGAAGAATACGTTACGCTCCTGCGCCATAAACTCGGCAGCTATTGCGTCTACTTCTTCCCTATCCTGCGTAAACTTCTGAACTACAGCCTTATCCTTGATCCCTATAACAGCAAACCACCCCTCGGGGGGCTGCACGGCAGTAAGGAGATCAAATTCGGACATGGGTGCTCGTTCGGAAGTTTGCACTTCCGGCCACTAAGGGGTTTGTTAGGCGTTGTTATTTGGGGGCAGTGATATTGTTATAGTAGGCCGTAACTTGTCGGCTTACCGCAGGCTTGGGACTATGCGTCCCGCAAAACCAGTTGTAAACCGTCTGTCTACTGACGCTCAGCTTGGCGGCGACTAGGGACACAGGAATATTGTTTTTCATACAAACCCTCCCCAGTCGTACGCCAAGCATCCGTGCGTCTGCCTTCTTATTCAACCCTATCAGCCGCGCACTATAGCCATAAATCATGGTTAATCGTCTTCGCCCCAAGCACTTACCGCGTCAGCAATGCTCTTCTTGGGTGTTGGTGTAGCTTCCTGCTTCTTGCTAGCACGCTTCGTGGGTTCAATCGGAGCGTCCAGTTCGGTTTCGTCTTCAAGTTCCACAACGCGTGTAGCCTTGGCCTTAGCTTCCACAGCAGGGGGCTGCTTACTTACACCATCCGCCTGCGCCACCGTTAGCATGATGTACGCCTTGGTTTCCGGGCGCTTCTGCGCTTCTCGGACCATATGGTACTCGGCGTCGGTAGTAAGCCGGTGGGGTGAGAACTGAAGTTCCATAGTATTAGCATTGATATTAAAGCTAATAGTGGTAACCACGTTATCCAGAAGCGCGTTGTTGGCGTCGAGATACTTCTTGTACCCTACAAACCCATGCGTGTTACCAGACCCCACACCAAACAGCGACTTAGCCGGGATGTTAAACTGGTAGACTTCGCCAGACGGGTCGTCGGCCAGCAGGACTGCAATGCGGCGCTGGAACCGGCAAGCCTTACCACCGTTATCGCCAGAACCCTTAACGTTCTGGGGGCAGGTCATACAGCTTGTACCCTGCTTGTTCTTAGCAGCGGTTTCGGGTGCGTCACCCAGATTGGACCAGCAGTCAGGTAGGGTCGCTTCCTTGTTGGGGTCGTACTTTTCCTTGTAGAAAGTACGGGAAATCCCGTTCAGCCACGCGATGATGATGACCTTGATCTCACCGCGCACGGCGTTACCAACCTGCTCACCGTTGACGATGCGCTTGAAGGTGCCGTTGGTGTTGGTCTGAATGCGCCGGTAGTTGTTGCTACCCATGGTGGCCTTAGCAAATTCGCTAAGCTCGCGCTCTACTACCGAAACGCTAGTTTGGTCTTTGAAGATTGCTAGATTAGTCGTGGTCATAGTAGTTCCTTACTTAGCCGTAGGTTTGCGGACTCTGATTGTGTACCGACTGTCTGCCTGAAGTCCAATAGGCAGTGTGTCAGGGTTCTCTTCTAGGAACTGCTTCATGTTCCCATTGTGGATACGGCGCTCTAACAGCTGCGGGGCGTCATGGTCCTTGATGAAGGAGTACATCTGTTCCCAGTCACTGGCCCAGTAGCGGGTAGAGACAGTACGGGAGACAGTGCCCGCCGGGGTCTTGATGCTATCCAAGTTCTGTTCGTTGCAGATACCCAGCAGGTGCTGGCTGACGATGTCGTATTCTTCCTTGATCTTTTCGAGCTCCGACTTGTGGCGCTCCTCAGTCTCTTCGATCCGGTTACGGATTTTGATGTAGATATCAACCATCTCTTCGATGGTCTGGGGTTTCTCAATGGTGTCTGTCATGGTTGCTCCTTGTGGCCCGACAATCTACGCCTGTATTTGACAAAGTCAAGCGGTACCGGAGAGTTCTTGGTGGTACAAGTCAATTATCTTTTCATGGTTGTTGATGTTGGCCCGGAGCATCCGGTACAGCTTGTCTTCTATCTCACTACCCTTGATGTGCACAATAGTCATTGGGTTGTGTTGGCCCGGACGGTTGATGCGGGCGTTTGCCTGCAAGTAAGTCTCAACGGAAGTCACCGGGGCATACCAGATGATGGTGTTCGCTGCCGTTAACGTCAATCCGTGGGATGCAGCCTGTGGCTGGATGATGAGCACGTAGGGGTCTGGGTTGTTCTGGAACCGCGTAACTATATCACTACGCTTGTTTACCGAGACCTTGCCGTTGATAATGTCGTTGCTGATACCGTGCTTGTCGAGCGTAGCCTTGAGCAGCTCTATAGTGTGTGTGAAGGGTACGAACACCAACACCTTGTGGCTGGACTCCTCGATCACTTCAAGAACAGCATTCAGGCGGTTGCTAACGTCGAACTCAACGACTTCGCCAGTATCCGTATAGACCGCACCCCCGCTGATCTGGAGTAGTTTGTTAATGTTAGTGGCTGCGTTAACAGCGGTAATGGACTCTCCACCCGCCTGCATAGTCATCTTCTCCTTAAGCAGGCTGTAGTACTTGACTTGCTGCGGGGTAAGCGGCGCTTCGCGCTCTACGTGGGTGACGGGCGGCAGGTCTAGGCACTGACTGCGTTCGAACCGGATAGCGGGCTGGAGTACCTGATGCACCGTATCTTGTGATCCCGGCTTGGCTACCCACTTGAACTGGGTGACCTTGTACATAACTTGGTCGCGGAAAGCGCCGTAGTACTTGGGCGTATTGTCTGGGTTAACCAGTTTGGCTAGGCCGTAGGCATCCAGTGGAGACTGCGCTGCTGGCGTACCAGTAAGCATCCATAACCCCTTAGCTGCGGCGGCTACGTCGCGCAGCACCTTCCAGCGGGTGGTCATAGGGTTCTTGTAGGCGTTGGCTTCGTCCACCACGATCAGGTCGAAACCACCCTTGATGATCTCGTCCTTGACCACGGCAAGCCCGTCGAAGTTAATGACGACGAACTCAGAGCCAGCTGCGATGATCTTCTTGCGCTGCTTGGCATCCCCGTGGGCTACCGAACAACTGCGGTGCATGGCGAACTTGAACAGGTCCTGCTGCCACGCCGACTTCATGATGGACAGGGGGCAGATCACCAGCACACGGTTCACCTTGCCCTGTTTCATCAGATGGTCAGCGGCCCAGATAACGGACGCAGTCTTACCCGTACCCTGCTCGTTGAAGCAAAACGCCTTGCGGCGGCGGGTCAAGAAGTCAGCAGTTTCCTTCTGGTGGGCAAACGGTCTGAACTTACCCGGCCAGTCGTAGTCAGTTAGGATGGTCATTTGAGCGGGAACGACTTTTCGTATTCGTTGGTTAGCACGCCAATCCAGTCTTTAAGTAGGTCAGCCCGTAGAAGCGAAGACCAATTTTCCCAATCTTTAGGAAACCTAACATCGCCCTCGCCTGTTTCGAGACTTGCTACTAGTCTTGGTATTCCAACCGAGTTCATTACTTCTTCCTCTTAGGCTTATTAGTCTTCACAGTGTGGTCTGAGTTGCGGCTGAACGAACGGTTGGCGCTGGCGCTCTTGACCCGCAGGTTACTGGTCGCGTTGGTGCCGCCCTTGGACAGCGGCTTGGCGTGGTCAATGTCCTTACCGTCACCTTTGTGCACTTTGCCCTTCTTCATCATCTCACGGCGGGCGGCGTTACGGACAGCCCGTTTTTTCTTAACTTTTTCGGTGCCGTCGTACTGTTCGTATTCTTTCTTGTACGGACGGGGTTTGTTTACGTATGGCATCAACGTCTCCTATTATAATGTTCACAACTAGTTACGGGGCACCAGCCGCATAACGGCCCGGTCTTGGCGTTCCAAACCCCCGACTCATGGGCACCAGCTAGGCGCTCCAGTTCATCGCTAAAGACTTCAATATAAGCATCGCGCTTCGCGGCATCGTGGGTCTTCTTGGGAAACGCTTCGCAGACTACATACGCCAGCGCCGACTTAATACGCTTAAGCTGCGGGAAGTGCAGGAACGCAGCGCCCGCTAGCAAGTCCAACTGCATAGTGTCTGCGTACTTGGCGCTCTTGCTGGTCTTGTAGTCCACCAGCCACCCTCTACCACGGTCTACGATAAGCAGGTCGGCAATGCCGCGCCACCACACGTCCTTGTCGAAGAACCCGCAGGGCTCGTAGCCAGCGTCTGTCTTCTTGATACCCAACCTAATCTCCGTGTGCTTTTCGCCGGGGATGTTGTTAAGGGAAGCTACAGTAGGTTCAATGAACTTGAACTTGGCAGGGATCGGCGTACCAAACTTGATATAGTCTTCAGCGGCCTTATGTACTTCCTGTCCGTAGACCGTGGCATCGCTGCCCGAGTCCTTAACGTCCTTGGCTACCTTAAGGTGGTAGTACTTCTTCGGGCACTGGTCGAAGGTCTTGATGCTACTGTAGGACCACGTAATCATGTGTCTAACAACCAATTCCCAACAATAATAATCGCGGCCCAGAAGCCGGAACCGAATAATATCAATATCAAGCAGCCACTAATACCTAGCGGTTGCCCAAGCTCGTCACGCTGTCTTGGGTTTTTGTTCATCTTGTCTGTACCCTAAAACAGCATCCACGAGCCGGGTTCCCCATATACGGACCATAGAAGACCGGGACATCCCACGCTGTGCGCTGTACTGCATGAGTTCAATGCTGTCCTTATGGTGTGCTATATAGCGCTCTTCGTCTAGGCGGCGAGCCCAGTCCTGCATGGACTGCGTATCCTTTACGTCACGATCTCTGCTCGCCTTTTTGTATCTCCGCTCTCTCAGGTCTTTCAAGTAGTTCATGGGCGTATTGCTCTTACTTTGCTTGGTGTTTCAATTCGTTCCCCGGCGGGGTGGTAAGGCCAACCGTGAGATGCTTTAGGTGAGGGATCAGGATACCGCAGAGCCCATACGTTTTCCACATATTGTGTATCCGAACCCGCCATACTCCGCAGGTTGCTTAGTACGTCCCTAGCTGTTTCTAACATCACTATCCTCCTGACATTCGCGTATCACCGCAGCGTAGCCCGCGATATCAACTGCTGAATCCTCGTGACCCGGTGTTTGAACAAGTCTAGCCAGTTTAACGGCTACCATACAGCACGCAACCTGTACCGGGGTGATAGGCATCCCGAGACAAACGGCCCAAAGGGCCGCAATCCTGTCCATGTTCTGGCTCATGGGGCCATACGTCAGCCCCCGTTCCTTGATGACTTGGCTAGCTTTGAGCAGCATGTCCGATCCGATTGTCATTTCACCTTCCCCCGGTACTTTAGCGAACCAGCCTCGTTGTACGCCATACGGCAGTGCTCTTCGCAGTACGGGTACTTCTCTGTTTTCTTCTTGTCACAGTACATAAACCTATCCGTGTAGGGATCACCCAAAGGCCATCGGCAGTCGTTAGCCTTAAGCGCCATAGTGGCGGTGCACACATCACCCATAGGGACAGTCTCGTGCACAATAGGTCTAGGCGGCACTGGCTTAGACCTCGTCGTGGTTTTGCGTGAACCCTTTAGCTTCGGTTCCGCAGCAGGTCGAACAGCCTTAACCTTTTGTATCTTCTGCTTAACCGGTGCCCGCGCTGGTTCCCCCCGGGGCGTTAGCTTCAGCCTGTGGGCCTTACCAATAACTGCGTTCCTAGTCGCTCCAAGCTTGTCGCCAATACGCTGCGCGGTTCGCCCTTCGGCCCAATACCGTTCAAGCAGGGCGATCTTCGCCGGGGTCCAGAACGGGGTCATTTCAGGTTGCCTCCCGACTTCACGATGTCCCCGCCGTACACGTACGTACCCACGTGCTGCAACCGGAGGAACGGGTTGGCGTAAATCTTGCCGCCGTGCTTCCTGAACAGTTCGCAGAAGTGGTAGTCCTCAGACAGCAGAGCGCCGCCAGCGTCGATACTGGTAGCGAAGTACTCATGGATCAGCGGCTTGGCGTACTCACCGTTCTCGTCCTTGAAGGATGCTACGCGGTACGTAGGCACGTGGGGCTTCAGGTGTTCGAATACCCCCCGCTTGATTAGCATGAAGCCAGTACCGGCGTGGCGCACTTCGATCATGCCTTCAGGGTCAGTCTCTGCGTGGCCTGTGCCGATCATGTTGAACACGAAAGACCCAGCGTAGTCGTGCAAGCCTTCTTTGCCATCCTTCGCGGCCTTTTCTATCCGCGCCCAGTCCACTTCCTTCTTGGGGTAGATACCGCAGGCAACGTCCCTGTCAGCGGCAAGTAGAGTAAGTACAGCCTCGGCGGTAAAACCAACGTCTGCGTCGATAAACATAAGGTAGTCGTGGCCGCGCTCCAGAAACGCATTGGTCAGGTCGTTACGCGCCCGGGTAATCAGGCTTTCGTTCATCAGCTGCGCCCAGAACACCTGCACACCCATGTCACGCAGCTTGGACACGGCGGCGAGTAGGCCGCTTACGTAGTGCCCAGTACACATACCGCCGTACATCGGCGTGGCGATCATAATGCTAGGCTTCTTCTCGGGGTCTTTGACGGCTACTTTGATTTCGTCGGTCATTATATTTTTTCCACGTTTTCAAATTTATCTACGTTTATTAAAACTACAGTCTCTACGTCTTTCGGATCACCGCGATCATACCTGCCGCCCGTAGACACCGTGTGTTCAACAGGCAGGGTCACGCACCCTAGAAAATCCGACCACTGAACTAGCAGGATGGGAGTAAAGCCTTTACCGGCCCACTCACCCAGCGAAGTATATTTATCCAGACTGAGCATGTAGGTGCTGTACGCTTTACGTTTGTTATTGCGCGTCTTTACGCGGACAATCGCCCTACCCCGCTTATTACGCGCCAACATGAAGTCCGCATGAGCGTCGAGAGGAAGCCTAACTGCTTCGCACTTAATATGTTTGCACAGCTTGTCCACCGCTACCTGCGCGTTGAGTATGTCTTGTCCGGTTTGGTAGAAAGGACGAGGGCTCGTTGTGGTCACTTTTCTTTCCTTACTATGTACTGGTAACCCATGTGCACGGGCTTCAGTTGCTCCGCGAATATGTTGGTAAAGGCATCAACAGCCAGCTTGGGTCTGTGCAGCACGTCGCGGTTGTCGCCCCACAGGTAGTCATCGAATACCATGACGCCGTTGTCCTTGAGCATCGGCCAAGCTACGCAAGCATCGGTAAGCACGTCAGGCGCGGTATGCGAAGCATCTACATAGATGAAGTCAAACTGCGGCCCACCGGCCAGCTTGGTAATCGCTTCGTAGGAAGTCATCTTGAACTTGAGCACCGCCCGTTCAGGGTACTGCTCACCTAACAGGCGCAGGTTGTGGTCGTAGTTATCTTCGGCGTCTGACATCGCCAGTCCCATTATAAGGTGCTCCTCTGCACCTCCCCACGTATCAACAGAGATAAGTGTGCCGTCGTCTTCGAGCATGTTCTCCACGATCCATGCAGTGCTACGCCCTTCGAACGCGCCCAGTTCCAATAAGCGTTTACGTCCCGGTAGAGAAGGGACCAGTTGTTCCCATATAGCGGGTGACCAGTGGAACCAGTCTTGGGTGAACTTGAAGTCGGTCATGGTTTAGGGGCTTTCTGGTTCGTCATTCCTGTAAACAAATCCGTCTGCTCTGGATTAAGTAGGTGCTTCATTATCTGTTTGTGTATCCCATCGAGTGTTATATTACGGCGGGTGGTCTTTAGCGCGGTAAGTTCCTCCTCGTTCGCATGGGCTATACAATTCTTCTCCTCCATGTCCCATTCACCCCTGATAAACTCCTCAGGGTTGCTCTGCATACGGGCGATAAGTAGTTCGATAGCGGGGTGTAGTTCTTCAGTGTTCATGTGTTGGTTCCTTTAATAATGATACGCATCGCTGTCCCCGTATGTCTTTGCATCGGTTTCATTTTCCACCGCAAAGAACTGGGTCGAGCATTTAAAATCAGGCACCAGTAACGTCTTGGGTGATAGCGATGTGTCTATGATCCGCAGCCTATTGTTCGGGTAGGCGCAGTATTGCCCATTCTCCAGTTCAACGATGTTATTGCTTTTGTGTTCGCTGGGCGTCTCGCTGGTCGAGTAGTCAATGGTATCCGGCGCGGGGTGGTAGTTGTCCAGTGTGCAGACGTAGGTGCCGCGCATAGACCCGCCAGACTTCAGCCTAGCCTCGTATGACATCGAGGCGGTAAACTGTTTGATTACAGACACTACCCCATAATCCATGCAGTTCCAGAATTGCAGGTCGGTCAGCGGCAAATCTGGGTCAGGCGTTTTCGGTTCTGCCACGAAGGCAGACAGCGGCAGCTTGTCGAACATAGCTCCGTAATGCGGCAGGTACGTCTCAAAATACAAAGCCCGTCCGGGTATGCTCTTGGCGCAGACCCAAACCCCTTTGACAAACTCGCCATGCCCGTCCTCTAGGTCGCGCAGGTATTCTTTGCGGACCCAAACGTGCTGGGCGGGTAGGTTGGTTATTAGGTAGCTCATTCATCCTCCAGCGCGGCGTCGATCATGGTCTTCCACAGTTCGTCGTATGATGTGCATATGCCGTCCCGCAGGTCTGCTGCTGTTAACATCTCCCCACTAGGCTCCCGCATGGCGGCAATGGCGGCGCGGGCTATAGGTGTGTAGGTCTTCCAACGGTTTTCATCAGTCGCGCCTTCGGGCGGCACCAATGCCCAACCACGCCTATCCGCATCAATAGCCTTCGCTACCCGTTCGATCATGTCGGTCATACCAAAGCCCCGAGCAAAAATATAAGCACCGAGAGAACAATAACCCCCGCCGCCATAGCCCCCACGAAACCTGCGAGCAGAATGCCCAACTGGACCACCGCCCAACCCACAAGAAACACGGCGGCCACTCCCCCCCACATAGTAGCTAGAAACTTCAGTCCGCTTTTAATGTTCATCAGCAGTCTCCGTAGCTCTTACCCGCACCTGCTTCGCAGTTAAGCGGTAACTCCAGCGCCCAGTCGGGGCGCACGCGCATGAACATCTGGATATTCTCCAGTGCAACATCAACATCACTTTCGGGAACTACGCACCCGATAGCATCGTGCACCGTCATGACCACCTTGTACTTCTTGGCTATCAGCAGCATCTGTTCGCCAATGATGATGCGGGCTAGAGCTTGGCAGACGTTTTCGATAACCTTGCCGCCGTAGATACGGTTAGGCACAGTCGTCTTGCCCTTCTTGGTATCGTAGACGTACTCGGACTTACCGTCGTCGTTGTTCTGCTTACGCAGGTTTGGGTAACGCAGGTACAGCCCGTTAGGCAGACGTATACCTTTCTCACCTTCAACTACCAGTACACCGTACTGCCCTAATGGGGTCGTCTTGTCACCTAGAACCGCATCCAACGCGACACCAGCTTCGCGCCACAGCTTAGTAATAGCCGGGTAAGACTTACGGTACACGTCGATAATAATACGCGCGTCGTCTTCGCTGATCTCAACGCCAAAGGTCTTCAGCTGCTTCTTGAACTTGGCAGCGCCCATACCGTAGCCGCACCCAAGGATCGTGGTCTTGCCGACGAACCGTTCGTCCTTTGTAACGTCCTCTTCCTTCTTGTCGTAAATTGCAGCCGCCATGATCTTGTACACGTCCATGCCCTTATCAAAGGCTTCGACCAAGTCATTCTGCCCTGCTAGCCACGCCAAAGTACGTGCTTCGATCTGGCTGCTGTCGCTGTCGATCATAACGTGACCCTTAGGGGCTAGCATTGCGAACTTAAGCGCTGACGCACGCGGCAGGTTCTGCATGTTCACCTTGTCGTCGCCTCCCCACCGTCCGGTGTGCGCTGCGTAGTAACGCAGGGGGATGGGCAGCTTGCCCCGCTTGGCTATGCCTATAAACCGCTCGGTCCTTGTCTCCTCCAGCGTAGACTTAATACCCAGACGCGCCGCCACCAGCGTTTGCACCCGTACATCTTCGTGCTCCAGCAGTGCCTTGAAGTCCTCGTCGGTCTTACCAAAGGCCCAAGTCTCCTTGCCCGTGGTTGGGCTGATCTTCACGGGCGGCTCAACGTTCATATTCTGCAACGCCAAAGCAAACTTTGGGTTAGACATAAGGACTTCTTGGTTAGCGGCGACGGAAAGAAGTAACTGCCCCTTACGTTGCTGAACGCTGAATAGATGGCCCTCCAGCTTCGCCGCATCTAGTTCTAGGGTTGGCTCCGTAAACATCCGTATGGTCAGGTCAATAAGCTTGAACTCGGACACAGGGAAGTCAGGGCCAAGGGTCTGGAACAGCTTGTAGGTAAGCTCGGTGTCGTTCTTGCAGTACGCACCGTACCTACGCAGGGATGCTTCGTCGAAGTCCAGCCGCCCTTTGCCTAGCGCGTTGATAACCTCGTCGCCCTTCTCGCCAAGCTTGTACTGCTTGACTAGGTTAGCAAGGCTGACACTACCCGCACCTAGCGCACGTGCCATGGACAGCGTATCCGCAATGCGCTTGGGCCTGATGTCGTACACCCAGTTAAGTATAGCCATGTCGAACACAGCGTTGTGGGCTACCGCTATCGCATTGTCCCAGTCGAACCGGTTAAGGAAGTTCTTGGTATCGGCCCATGACCCGCTGAACCAAACGGCAGGTGCGTCGTCCACCTTTACGGATACCCCTATCGTCTCGAACTCAGGCGAACGGACGTACTCCTCCGTCGTTATCTTGGATAACGAGAAGCTCTGGGAGTAGTAGGTTTCGAAGTCTAGGGTGATAATATTCATTATGACCGTTCCATCTTCCGCAGCACGTTCAGCAGCACCGCCACCTCGCCCACGTTCTTCTCGTTGACTACCAGCTGAACACCGCCCGCAGCCTTGATGGCCGCAAGCTCGCGCTCCTGTAGCGCCGTGGTCTTACCCGCGCCCGCCTTGCACTCAATGGCTAGGAACTTACCGTGGTAACAGCAGATGATATCAGGGACGCCGCTGCGCCCCATGCCGTAGGTAGCAGGGAAGAAGTAATAGACGCCGTGCGACTTAAGTATCTCGACTACCTTATTTTTTACCTTCTTCTCGGGTGTAGCGGCCATGTGCTCTCTCGTTTGTTGGTTTACCACCATACACTACGTCTAGACAAAGTCAAAGACAAAAAAAAGGGGTCGCCCGCTAAGGCAACCCCAGAGATTTAGTGACAAGTCACAAAACTACTTCACTACAACAAAGAAAGTATCCGTATCTACACGGACACCTACACCTTCAAGCATGGTGCGGGGTTCCATTAGCTTGAGTTTGCCTAACGCCTCCCGAACAGGTCCGGGCAGCAACGTGTCTTCTATGCTCAGTACTTCTGTACCATTGGGGTCACTCAGCAAGTACCCGTCACCTTCGCGCGTAATGACGGACCCTAAGTTCTTATCGAACATGGCTTGCATTACAGTAGACACACTACTCCGTGCGTACAGGTTCTCTACCTGAGAGCACTTCGTCATGTCATAGCCCCCGGCTTTTGCCGCTGCACGATAAGGTTCAAGGTCTTGCATGATGTAGTCCTTAGCAGCGTAGGCCAAGTTGGTAAGCTGCATACGGAAGTTGGTACTGGTGTTGTACTGCTCACCTTTTATCCAGACCCCTGTTTCCAGAAGCACAGCAGACACACGCTCCTTCTTGGTCTTGGTACTGAAGTACTTGCACACAAGCTTGAACGCCTTGTCAGGGTCTTTGGTTACCATGCCGCCTTTTCGGGTACGTGCCTTGTCGATACGGTGGTTCTTTATTTCAAACTTACCGTCGTACATACGAACCGTGCCAAGATACTCCGTCCCGTTAAGGATACGAAAGAAGCCGCCATGGTACGGTTGAACGCACTGCCACTTAGGGAACTTGGACAACAGCCGCTCGGCAAAACTACGTTTTGGCCCGCTAAGCCACCAGTGATGGGCTTTCTCGTCCTTTAGGTAGTTCTCCGATATAAGCCGGGGGTTCTCGGGGTCAGGGGTGTACTTGTAGTGGGTGTGGTCGAATACTTTGGTCATGGTTGCTCCTACCAGCGATTTGGTCATGGTTGCTCCTACCAGCGATACTGTTTCAGGATGTCATCAACCTGCTGCTTAACGTCAGCACGGCTGTCGGGGTTCTCACGGATTACTTCGATATCCGCACTGGCGATGACACGCTCCAAGCTACGCCGTGCCTGCTCCAGCTCGGGGTCACCTGTTATGTTGAGATGTGTAAGAACACCGCACAGCTCCACTGCATTGTCGATCAAGCTGTCGTGGTAGCGCCTCTTGACATCAATGTTGTCCACATCAGTAAGCTTCTCGCTTATACCCAGCAGCGTCTTGTGCAGTCGATCCCACGGATCCTTCATGGCCTCGGCCAAGCGGTCCTTGAAGCTGTCCTCATAGCCACGCTTCACCTCGTCCAGCTCCTGCGCTGGCAGGTCCAAGCGGAAGTCACCGCTCTCAGGCACCGGGGCAAATACCATGCGGAACCCGAACTTGCTATGCACTTCGTTGGCAGATGGGTAGTCAGCCGCATCGAACAAGTCGCCCAAGTAGTTGTGCGAAGTTTGAACAAGTGCAGGGTAGTCCTGAACGAACTGGTCAACCATCCTGTGGAAGGCGTCCCGGCGCGTGTTGGCTTCCTGCTTGTAGTCTAGGAACAAGCTGGTCGGGAGCAGACGCGGTCCCTTATCAGCCCACGGCAAGGTCTTGATGTTGTGCCACAACCGGCAAGCCGCAGCATGGTCGGCAATCTCCTTTCGCTGGTGAGTACCAGCCATCAGGTTCTTACGGACTTGCGCTGCGTTCTTCACGGCGTGGGCGTTGTTAGTCACGCTGTCGGTAGCACCTTTGTCCAGCTTGTTAGCAGTCCAGACAGAGATGTTCAGTTCAACCAGCATAGAAGATGATGTAATGCTCATGGTGTTGGTCCTTTTGTTTTGTTACTTCGCGGGTTTCCCGGCAGCTTTTGCTACCCGGTAGTGATGGTCTGTGACGAGCTTGATCTCTGTTATTGATTCAGCCTCCTCTTCATAAACGTGGTATGTGTAGCTGCTTGTCTTGTCG